GCAATGCGCCTTTGGGCCTGCGCTGGTTTGCGCCCGACACGATAGAGGTACTCTACGACCGCACGCAGGGCATCGCCGGTTTTCGGCGTCTGCTTGACCCGACGCGCTCCATCGCCGTGGGTATCGATTTTACACCGGATGACATCATCTATTTCAGGCTGCCCAACGCCTTCAGCGAACTGGAACCCGGCACGCCACCGGCGCAAGCGGCTTTTGCTGATTCGTCCGTGCTGCACAACATGAGTGATTTCGTCAGCGCCTTCTTTGCGCGCGGGGCGATTAAGGCGACGGTCTTGTCGGTTGACCCGCTGATGCCCCAGGCCGAGATGGAGAAGATTGAGGCGTGGTGGAAACGCTTCTTTAGTGGCGTTCGCAAGGCGTGGTCTACCGCTGCCATCCGCGGCAAATTAGAGGCCGTGGTGGTGGGTGAAGGGCTGGAATCGCTCAGTAATAGCGAACTGACCACCGAATCCCGCCAGGCCATTGCCACGGCGCTGGGTGTGCCGCACAGCATTGTCGCCGCCGACGCTGCCAACTTTGCCACGGCGCAGCAGGACGAAATCAATTTCCTGACCAACTGCATCATCCCGCAATGTCGCCTGATTGAGCGCACGCTCAACCGCCAGATGTTGGCGCCCATCGGCCTACGCTTTCACTTTGAGCCGGACCGCCTCTCGGCCATGCAGGAGGATGAGGAGCAGCGGGCGCAGAGTTATGCCACCTATGTCAACGCCAAGATACGCCCCTCCATCGCCGCGCAACTGGTGGGGCTGAACCTGCCCGACGGCGTGACCTTTGAGATGCTGGACCAGGACTTAGCGCAAGAGCAGGAATTGCAGCGCCAACAGGCGGAGGCGCAGATCGCACGCTTGCAAGCGCCCCCACAAGCGCAATTACCGGAACGATCATCCGCCACAGGGCGGGACGAAGAAGTGCGCCGGCTGAAACGCTGGGCGAAGGGCAAGAAAGAGCCGGACGTCTTGCGCTTTCATAGTGACATTCTCAGCACAGCGGAGAAAATAGCGGCTTTGGGGGACGCGTCCCCCTTGGAACCAGGGGACGCGTCCCCTTTTGAGGTTTTGTCTCGCGGCGGAGATGGAGACAAAACCTCAAAAAGCGAGGTCGCTGATGGCGAGGATGCCCCCTTTCCAGTTACCCGGTGGGAGCATTACCCATGAATGGTTTAAGGCAATGGTGTTGCAACTGGACCCCGACGAGGGTGACGAGAGTGATGCCGAGCGTGCGATTCGCAGGCAACTGGAGCGCAAGATGGAACGTGAACTAGCCACGGCTTTTGGTGAGCAGCTTGACACGCTCTTGCCGGAAGGTGCGTCAGACGACACCATCCGCGCTGCACCACATCAGGTGACAGCCGCCGGCGAGCCGGTGCGTGAGGTGCTACGGCGCAATTTGGAGCAGGGCAGTTCGTTAGGGGTATCCGTGGCCTTTGATACGTTGGAGCAAATCGGCATGGCCTTCGATTTTAATATGGCCCATGCCAGGGCAAGCCGCTGGGCATCTGCCTATAGCTATGAACTGGTACGAGACATTAACGCAACCACGACCGCACGCCTACAGGTGGCGGTGCAAGACTGGTTTAACGAACGCACGACGTTACCTGATTTGGTCAAGGAAATCGAGCCACTTTTTGGACGCAAAAGGGCCAAATTAATCTCGCAGACTGAGACGACCAGAAGCGCAGCAATGGGCGCTATTGAGGGATATCGAGAGGCAGGAATTGCCGATCAGCAACCGACCGAAACCCCGCCTGCCCATCCAGGATGTAGATGCTGGCTCACGATCCGAATCAATGACGACAACAGTGCGGATTACATTTGGTTGACGGCAAACGATGGCGAGCGCGTTTGCCGGGTCTGTGGGCCGAGACACGGCAAGTCGATGGGCGTTGCAAAGGCAGCTACCAGTTGATCAGGGGTATTTGTAATGGGACAAGACCGCTTTCCGCTTTGTTGTGACATGAAGCACAAAGGGTTATCAGGTTACTCAGTTCATTGGCTTGAACATAATTATGATTGATGCCTCGAATGTATCCGAATTCTCTAAATGGCACGATATGGTGAACCGCGTGCGCTTTCTTCTTTTTCTGTTTGATGCCGCAGCATTGGCAACGATAGCCATCGCGCTTACGGGCCTCGCGTCTTTGTCGATCCCAGTTTGGCCCGCGATCACCACTGTGTCCGCCTTTCCAGAGAGGATTCTTTTCGCCAATCAAACCATTGGTTGTGCATTCACGCGAGCAAAAACGAGCAATGCTTTCTTTCCACGGCTTTACATGAAAGACCTTTCCGCAATGCTCACATGTAAGGTTCTTTCTATCCATTCTCTTCGCCGCGCCCGCACATTTCATGCCGCAGTATTGAGGATTAGACCGGCCTTTTTCAAAGGTGTATTTCTTTCCGCAATGCGGGCAAGTTCGCTCAAGGAGCGTTTTGCCTGTTTGACGAGAGCGCTCAACACATTTTTTGCTGCAAGAGATTTGGCCTGGGTGCTTCGATGCCATAAATTCTTTGCCGCACCCTTTACAGATTTTTTCAACGGGCATCAAAAAGTCTCCTGCTTTGAAACGGTTGGCTGTTCTTGTCTAGGGAACGCCACGCCAAAGCAGGAGACTGAGCAACTATATCAGTGCCAGTTCCAACCGTCAATGTGACATTCCCTAGACACCTATATTGTATCACATTTACAGGAGTAGGGCCAGTGCCGATCAGCATCAAAGGATTGGAACCGTTATACAAAAAATTGGGCGCGGTTTCAGCCACTAAGATATTAGAGCCAGCTATGAATAGATCGGTGCTGCGCTTGCAACGCACGATGCAAACCTATCCACCGCCGCCACCGCAAAGTACATATCGAAGAACCGGAAGCTATGGCCGTCGTTGGAATAGCCGGGTGTCCGGGTCAGCGAGTGGGTTGACCGGGCGCGTGGGCAACAATGTCCCATACGCCCCATTCGTCGGTAGCAGCATGTTCCAAACGGCGCGCCACAACCGCACCGGCTGGCATACCGATGCCGATGCGATTCGTGCCAATGAGGATGTGATCCTTGCCGACTTTCAGGCGGCTGTGGACAGAGCGTTGGCAGGGTAAGGAGAAAATCATGGAATCCATTCACGATGTTCAGGACAAGCGTGAACGAAACGCTACTGCCTATGTGAAGGCACTAACAGACGATACCGCTACCGTCGCCGGCTATGGCGTCATCTTTGACGGCGCTGACCTGGAGGGCGAGAGCTTCAGCAAGTCTACTGACTTCATGCTGGACCTGGCTCCCAGCAAGCTGGTTCTCTATGACCACAGTCTTGGCGAGGTCAAGCACTTCATTGGCAAGACGACGCTGGTGGAAGCTGACGACTTTGGCCTATGGGTGGAGGCTGAACTGGACCGCCACAAATCCTATGTCGATATGGTGCTGCGCCTGGTCGAACAGGGTGCGCTCGGCTGGTCGAGTGGGTCAGTGGGCCATCTGACACGGCGCAACGGCAAGAGCATCACGCAATGGCCAATCGTAGAACTCTCGTTAACGCCAACCCCTGCCGAGCCAAGAACGCTCGGCGTTGAACTGATTAAGTCTTTATCCGTGTCCGATCCGAGCTTTAGCGTCTTTTTGCCGGAGGCGGCCCGTACAGCCGCGGTGCAAGCAACGAAAGCCGAGTCGAGCGCGCCTGTTGTTATCACTGTTATTGACAATATTCCTAAGGAGGAAATCATGCCTGAAACACAGGTTGAGACGAAATCCGTCCTTGACCAGATTGACCCCAAGCTACTCGAAACCATCAGCCATTACACCATCGAAGCGTGGAAGAAGGCACAGAAGGAATTAGAGGACACAAAGGCCGTCAATCCTACGCCTGGATTCCAGACGCCCGATGACGAAAGCCGCTCTGTCAAGGCGATTGATCGCCGGCAGCGGCGCGACGAGTTACAGGCCATCCGGCAATACCTCAAGGACGCCGACCCCCGCGCCTATCAAGCTTGGTACGCTGAACATATTAAGGCCAGCAATGCCACAGACTTGAATTTGACGACTCCGGCTGATGGTGGGTACGCAGTCCCCGTTGGTCACTACCAGCGCATCATAGCGAAACGCGACGAAGCCGCGTTGGATACCAAACTCGGCATCTTGCCTATCCCCGGCAAGGGAACCACCGTCAACGTGCCATTGGACGCGGGCAATGCGAATATCTTTGTGTCCACCGCAGAAGCCGCCGCCTTTGAC